ATGTGAGTCTTCAGACATATTACTTTCGGTCATTACAAATTTTCTTTTCGGGCCAGCCGAAGCCATTTTACTTATCTCATCTAAAAAGAACTTCGGTTTTCCGTCACTAAACTTTTGAAAAAGAACAAACATATTCTTTCCAACACCAGACGCTCTCTCAAGCAAGAACCCTATCGCTTGCATAGGTGTTTGTCTTGGTATATCAATATTTACAGCAGGGGACGATGAAACATTTGCTTGTAGTGTACCTTTAATGTATTTGTTAAAAACGTATTTTACAATATTTGTGATTGTATCAGGATTATTTCTATATTTCCATTCCTGAACTTTTTGTGATGCATTGTTTAAGTGTTCTGCAGTCATTCCAATAAATTCAACACCTAAAGCTTTTCTACCACTGATCATCTTTGTAGTCATACTATTGATGTGAAATGTTCCCGAAATAGTCTGACCAGCACCGTCAGTAATACTAATCAGCAAAGACTTGTCGCCATTAACCGCTCCCCTACGGAGAATAGAATCTTCATCCGAAACAGTGCAGGTGATAGACATAAAGGGATGATCCAGAGATGAATAGATGCTACACATTACAACAAATTGTGTAATATCAAGCTTTCCACCGCCACCAAAAAGATTTACAAGTTCAATCTTGTGAAGATTTTTACCTTTTGCTGGCTCCAAATAATTAACCATTAAACAGCCTCTCCATTTCTTTCTTTATCTGAGGCAAAAATGAAGGATCGATAATTTTAATATTTCTAAGATTATCATTACGCTCTTCATGATATTCGAAGGCTGTTACTGGTTCCCAGCCAGTACGATCCACACTAATTGTAGCATCTACAAAATCTGAGTTAGCATATCTACTATAAGTATCCTCATTAATAGTAAACCCATACTTTGAATTTTTATAATGTAATATTGTTTCTTTAGCAGCAGGTACGGAGCCATATTTCTGAATATAAAAATCTGTCAGTTGCTTGTAAGATTTCGGCCACTCATTGTGAACATCAACAATTTCGTTAGAGTACAGAACGAGCCAAGAATAAAAAACACTATCATAAAAATTAAAGGCAACTTCCTCTGGGGTTTCGTTATCCTCAACAGTGTATTTGAAAAAGGCATTTGGATTATTGAAGGCATCTTCTACAATCTTCGAAGATACCATTAGGTTTCTTGCCAGTTTTCCATCATACTGAATTATAGGTAGATTCTTAAAGAGACCTTTTGCCATTAAGCAAATCCACTTCTTACTCTTTGGTAGTCGTTACGAGTTCTGCTCGTAATTTCCATTACTGTTAATGAAAGTGCAATCGATGTAGGAGCGCCAGATTTAAAGAAGAATGGAGAACCAGAAGCAGAATAATCGACAGTCACGTCTGTTATCACACTCTCAAAAACAGGAAAGATGATAAGGCCATTCGGAGACCTAATATCAAATCTTGGAAAGACTGAAGGATATCTAACAATATTGAAATAGGGATCAATCAATTCTGGATGACTGGCTTCTTTTAACATCTGAATAATTTTAAAAATAGCCCTAGTGCCTGACTCGGAATCAGCATAAAGCTTCCATCTAAAATTAAAAGTTCTCGGTGTTACACCAGAGAATTGCTGAACCATACTGTTATTAAATGCCATATTAAATGATGTAATACCTTGAGCATTAGTCACGGCACTAAGAAGATTCGAGATTTTCGTAGGGTCGGAATAAAAATTCTTCGCCTCTTTGAACGTCGAAGTTATAGTGTCAATTGGACCTTGCTGCCCTTCTCCCGGTTTCATTATTCCTAATGCTACACCAACAGAATTTAAAATAGCATTCATTACTGAGTTGCCCATACCCTGATTCTTACTCTCATATCTTATGTTCATATTCTCTTGAAGATTGTCCGGGGTCGGTAATGCTATGGTGCCAGCAGATGCAGCAATTGTTCCACTTTTAGCTCTTCCACCTGCGCCAGAACCAAATCCTGTTCCTCTAAGCAATGGACTGTCTAGTCTTCTTGCACCTGTCGAAAGCTCTTGAACTTCTCCTTGTGGGAATGAAGGAGGACTGGATGATCTATTTGTTGAAAATGTACTGTCGGATTGTCTTTCTTGTAACCTTTTCAGATACTCATCTGTTGTGAAATTTTGTTCATCCGAATCTGCTTCGTAAAGACGTTGTATAGACATAATACAATCGCCCTTAATTCCTATAGATTCCGCTCTGTTGACGAGATTTCTACCATCAATAATTTCTGGTTTTCTTCTTTTATCGTTTCTTTCCTCTTTATTGTCGATAGAATCAAGAACATTTCGACCCAGAGATCTGATGCCTCCGGAAGACGTTGTATTAAGAACAGACCCTGATCCTGTACTTGAAAGACTAGAAGAATTGAGTTCGTTTTCAAACGCCATTTATTTTCTTTCTAAATATTGGTATGACAGCTAAAAAAGGTTCTTTCAAACCAAAAAATTATCAAAAATATAAAGGTGATCCAACTAAGATTATTTATAGGAGTAGTTGGGAACGCATGTTCATGGGTTATCTAGACAACAACCCAAATGTTATCGAATGGTCATCTGAAGAATTTTTCATACCGTATAAAAGTCCTGTTGATGGCAAAATAAGAAGATATTTTCCCGACTTTTACGTAAAAAAGAAAAACAAACAAGGTGGCATTGATATTTTGGTGATAGAAATAAAACCAAAATATCAGACAGAAAAACCGCAAAAAGCCAAAAAAGTCACTAAACAATATGTAAATAAAGTTAAGACGTATGCCATAAACGAATCTAAATGGAAGGCTGCTGAAAGCTTCTGTAAAGATAGAAAATGGCAGTTTGCTATTCTCACGGAAAACGAACTAGGACTTTAAATGGCTATAACACTAAACTCCTTCAAGGAAACTGTAGAAAAGGTCGTAGGCAAACGTCCTAAAGACGTTTTTCACTCCATCCTTCAAGAAGGATTAGAGCAAGAGATTGTTCCAGCAAAAACAAAGAAGGCTAGGCAATATTACCGTGGCTTCGGAGCTATGGCGTTAGAAAGCTCCAAAGATACAATTTTTAAAAATAAAGATAGAATTGCAAAACTTCCAACCATCGGAAAGATGTATTTTTTTCAGTATTTTCCGAAGATGGCTAAAGAACTTCCTTACCATGATAGATTGCCGATGATTTTTCCTATAGACACTATAAATAATGGAATAATGGGCATCAACCTACACTATTTACCTCTCCAACCGAGAGCAACTTTGATGGATGCACTTTATACCTTGGCTAGTGATAATACATATGATGATAAAACAAGGTTAAGAATAAGCTATCAGATTCTGAAGGTTGCCTCGAAATTTAGTATGTTTAAACCGTGTGTAAAAAAGTATTTGTTCAATCATCTTCAGTCTCCACTGTTCGAAGTCAAATCTTACGAATGGGATATTGCCTTATTTTTGCCTGTTGAAATGTTTGCTGTTGGAAATGCTTCACCTAATCCGGGTATTACTGGATTAGCTCAGAAAGAATCTTTGGACAGGATGTAAAATGGGATTTAGTATAGAACAATTTAAAGGAAGATTTAAAAGAGATTTTGCTAAGGCTGCTCTCTTTGAAGTTCTTTTTTCCGTTTTTCCAGATCTGAGATTTCAAGCTTCAGCTACCGCCTTGCCCGGCTCAAATATTTTAACAGATTCCTTTAGCAGCGGACCTTACAGACCTATTGAGAGAGCAGTTTCAAGAGGATATACGGGCGTTGGAATCACCTTCATGCTCGACAATGAAGGACGCTGCTTATCTGCTCTCAACCAAATGATGGATAGTGTAGTAGATCCCGATGGATTTGTTGGATATCCAAGCCAATACGAATCCTCTGTCTCCATTATTCATTATAATCAGTCAGGGGGCGTTGTGACCAAGTACACGTTACATGACGCCTTTATAACTTCTCTTTCCGATGTTTCCTTGGATTGGAGTAATGGAGACGGCGTAGCAACAGTTGCATGTGTAATGAAGTATAGATCTTATTCTATGAGTGCTTTTGGCGGTGGCACAAGTCCTACCGCATCATTTGGAGAAAGTGGTTACGTAGACAAGATCGAAATGCCTGATAGAGCGCCTATTATAACCGAAAGACCTAAAATTGGAACCATAAATTCTGGACCCCAAATTGATTAAAGGATGAGAAATGTTACCAAAAATTCAGAGTGCTGTTTTTAAGACCAAAATTCCGTCTTTAGACAGAGAAATTTTAATGAGACCATTTTTGGTCAAAGAAGAAAAAATTCTTCTTATGGCAAAACAGTCAGGTGAAAAAGATCAAATCTTTCTTTCGATTAAACAAGTCATTCAAAACTGTATTGTTGACGAAGATGTCAACATCAGCAATCTCCCATATTATGATATTGAATATCTCTTTATTCAGTTACGTATTAACTCTGTTGGCGATTTTATTGAAATCGAAATCCCAGATCCTGATACAGATGAGAGGAAAAAGGCTACAGTAAATTTAAGTGACGTGAACGTAGTCAGAAAAGACGTTTCCAACAAGATCATTCTTAACGAAACAACTGCTTTAATCATGAAGCATCCTTCTTTAGATGAGATTGCAAAGGTTTCTACAAATAATGATCTTGAAGCATTTTTCGATACATTAAAATACTCTATCAAATCAGTCTTCCATGAAGACCAGTCATATGAATTTGTTTCATACTCCGATAGTGAGAAAGACGAATATATCGAATCGTTGAGTCTGGCAAACGTTGAACAGTGTAAAGATTTTATTGCTTCTATGCCTTCTGTTGAAGTCGAAGCTAAATGGAAAGACGGTAAAAAGGATAAATCTATTACGTTGAAAGGGATCAACAATTTTTTTTAATACTGTTGGGTCATAACAATCTTAAAAATTATTTTAAGTTAATTTTTAATATGGCTCAACATCATGGGTATAGCATTTCTGATCTTGAAAACATGGTTCC